ATACACATTAAGTTCATAACTTTCAAACAGTTCACGTATGCTACTTGAACTCATGGTGTATCTGCCAGGAGTGCTACCGTCAGCAGGTAACACAATAGGAGTGCCAAACACTTCAGGACGAAGCAACTGATTGATATAGTTAGAGGGCACTGCTTCTTCAATACCCTGCACAATAATTTGTCTATGTAAGTAAGCGACTCGTTCATATGGTTCCCAATACATCAAACTTATAACTGTAGCATCATTGACTAAACCCAAGTCCAGGGCAATCACACGCTGAATGTTTGGAATACGACTGAAGTCAATTTGTCCAGTAGTGTATGTGGGCCATTCTCGTAATTGGAACACAGCACCTTTACCCATAACTGGCTTACCAGCAATACGGGCTTCTCTTTCATGTGGCAAGTAGTCGCGCTCTAACTGACGGCGTGTGGCCTTCAGCAGGAATGCTTCACCCCAAGGATCATACTCAGGGCAATCATCCCAACTTACACGAATAAATTCATATCCTTCTTCTTTGTTCCAAAATTTACTTACTAGACCGTTCAAGCCTTTGAGTGGTGTAAACGAGCACAACACTTTGCCTTGAGTGGTAGCAGTTCTGGTAACAATTTCAGAGAAGAAGTCATCTGGTGGCTGTTCATCAAACACTGCCAAATTAAGTTTAAAACCTTGCAGTTGACGAACTTCCTGCGTATAGTTTGCAAACAACAAATAGCTATTAGTGCCACTTACATGTTTAACTTCTACACCAATACAGTTGGCACCATCATTACGCATGGTGTCTGTTATGATGCAGTCGCGAGGAATGAATCCTGAACCAAGATTATCTGTAATCTTAACGTCCTGCGATCCCAGCAGTTCATTCTGTAATACAAGCGCAACCTGGCTCCACCCTTCACCTGCTACCATGCAAGTGATGGGCTTGTTGAAACGATAGCCATTCCACCAATCAGGATATTGTCCTGTCAAGTGCATTGCTGTTTCAGCACATGTTGATACTGTTTTTCCAATACGGTTTGCAGCCAATATGCCACGGCGTTCGCTGTCACCTGTGGCAAAAAAAGTAAGTTGATGTGCAAATGGTCTAAAGTATTTTAATTGATTATACTTCATTTCATCAGCAACATCAATTACTAAATCTTGTAATTGGTTTTGTAAATTTGAGGGCCAGTTTTTGTAAGTTTCAGGAGCAACTGAGTTCTTGTCTAAACTATAACGCAAAGCACGAGCCATCAAAGTTTCTGTGCCAAGCATATTATTCCTTAGGGGCTGAATCTAAAAATTCAGTAATGATATCACGCAAGAAAGCAAGATCATAACGGTCAAAATCATAATCAATTTCAGTTTCGCCCAGGCCATCTTCGTTAAGACGAAAGGTCAAATGACAATGCTGTTCACTGATCCATTTGCCAATGACATCAAATCCACTATCTTCATTACTTGCTATGTTGGTCATTGCTGATCTCCATTGGGTAAATTTGACTAATAACACTCAGGTGCCATAGTGCTTCACTTAAACTGGCAATCTCAGCAGCTGAAGCAGCCCAAGTGTCTGGATTGTTCAATGCTGTGGGCTTGTTGGTTAACACAGCTTGCAAGCGTTCTGCTGTTAGTCGCATGCAGTGTTCTAACTGCCCTGGAAACTTTTGTATAAACGCTTCACGATGTGCATGATTGACCTTTTGCATAATAAGCGTATCACGAGTCATACGCTGTTGTTGTGCTTGATCAATCATTGTGTCACGAATGATTGGATCTGTCATATTAGGCCTTTAAGTCCCAAGGATTGTGTGCAACTGTGTCATTCAGACTTACAAACTCACGGTCAATCCAAACTTCCCATTGGTTAGTTCTGTTGACTTTGAATGTCTGCATCATGGCTCGCAGGCGTTTGCCTTGTGGAGTTAATGTGCCGTCTTCACGCATCACAACTTGTTCACCTGTGCGTGGATCAACCCATTTGATTACTTCTGGACGAACACGACCAAACTTGTCAATCTTCTCTCCATGAGGGCGTTGTTCTAGTGGACCAAGAATTTCATAACTGATCATGCCATTGTTGTATTTGCGAAACATCATGCTGACTTTTTTATCTTGTGCTCTGGCTTCATCATCTGGATGAGGAATTACATTGCTAATAAAGATGTTTTGTAGTTGGCTGCGATCTGGCAATGCTGTACTACGTGCAGGTGGTTCCTTGATTGGATCAATAGGAACTAGTTCTGTGCGGTCAATGTATGGGTTATCACCACCAACAAATTTAGCATCAACTTGTTCTCCATTCAGCACATCCATTGCCACTTGATACTTTAACTTGTTTGCACGACCTTTTAACTGTAGCACAATACCAGTTTCGTCGTATACAAAACGCTCTAGGTCTGTTGCTGTTGGGAAGTCTGTCATCAAGCCATCAATGTCGTATTCACCAGCAAATGCGGCTGCAGGTGTTACTGGGGCAGGTGTGGGAATGTCTAGCACTTCCTTGGCCACTGTGTCACTGCGTTTTGTTTTTGTTGTTTTTGCAGGAGCCCGCTCAGGTGTCGCTTCAGGAGCGTCCCAAGGATTGTCCGCAGGTTTGTTTGTTTGCATTTTCTTTTCCTTAATTTTCTATGCTAAAAGCAAGGGAAGTCTGTTCCCTTGCTGTACTTACTTAGTGATTAAAAGCCGCCGCTTTTACCGCCACTACTCTTACCACCACTGAATCCAGGACCCATTGCGGCATTCTGAATTTGCTGTGGTACAACTGATTGCTGTCCTGCAGGTCCTAAAGGATTAGGAGCATTGGGATCTACAATTGGCGCTGGACCAAAACCAATTTGTGGGTTACCAGCCTGGCCACCAAATCCAAGTGGATTGTTACCCAGGACGTTTGTGGCCTGTTGCATTACTTGTTGTGGACTGACTCCTGGAGCCATTGGTGGTCTAAAACGATTACCAGCAGCTGGTCGCATTACGCCACCACCTGGATTAAATTGTCTTGGATTACCAAAGCCAGATCCCATTTGTGGGTTGACTCCAGGTGTTGTTACTGGATTGTCTTGTGCCTGGCGAGCTGCTCTATTATACAAATCTCCAGCTGCTGGAGGTGCGCCATAAGCTGGTGCTGGGCCTCCACCCAGGCGTGGGCCACCAAAATTAAATTGTGCGCCCATACCTCCGCCAATGGGATTACCATTGTAGTCTTGCCCGCCACCGCCAGGAGCACGAGTATCAGGACCAAATGAAAATGCACCCATGATTACTTCTTAAATTTCTTAGGCAACTTGCTACCATCAGCAGTGGGATTCTTTTTAGGACCTGTGTTGCTGTGTAAGCCTTCAAGAGCTGGATCAATTTTAGACTGTGTGCCACGACCACGCATTTCTAATGCATCTGTGATCATACTTGCAATCTTACTACGCTCTGAACCAGAGGTAGCTTTATCGTCCATGAAAGTTGTGCGCTTGGTTGCGTTACCAGCATTGCCTGTAGTAGGGCCACGCTTTTGATTAATGGCTTTTCCGCCTTGTGGATTTGAACTCATTTTATTTTCCTTATACTAGAGTGATTGGAGTAACATATACTGCTGTTGATGTTGCAGCCACCACAGCAAAGAAGATTTCAACTGGTGGCTGTCCAGCGGCATTTACTTTGATATATTCAGTTGTGCCTGGAGCAATACAATTGCTACCTGTGTTGGTTGCAGTTACTGGAATTACTGCTGTAGGAGCAGTAGCGCCTGTTCTGAAAAACACAGGCTCAGTGGCGCTGGTGTTTACTACTTTTAAAAATGATGGGCCATTGGCGCCATCTAAGCCAACACTGGCAGCGGCTGGTGTAATGCTACTACCACTGGATGAGGCTGTGGCTGTTAGAGCAACTGTGGCTCCTGCTACGATGTATGCAGACATTATAGTTGGTTCCCTTTAGTTGGGCCACGTCCTACATTGATACTGTCAGCGTTGCCTTTGTAATTCTGTGTTGCTTTAGGCTCAAATGCTCTAGTGCCGCCTGGGGTGCGAACTTGTGGATTAGCACTGCCTTTGAATATGTCATGTCCAGGATGGCATGCTGACATTGAATCAGTACCAGGAGTAGACTTGCTGCTCTTGTTACCTACTGTTGGGCCACGACCAAAGTTCACAGTGCGTCCATCATTGCTGTGACCTGTGTGTTGGTTCTTGGCGAACTTATCAGCTGAACGGCTGTAGCCTGGACTTGAAGTGCCAGTTGCGGCATCAAAACCAGGAGTCGCTGCTTGACTTCTTGCTTCTTTCATATTGTTTTCCTTTATGTGTATTGCCGCTTCACTACGGTTAGTGGCATAGTCTTATTTAGTATCTGGTATAACACCAGTGAGACGAGCAAGTGCTTCTGCAAATGCTGCTTGTTTGGCTTCAATTGCATCTTTGCTATCAGTAACTTCAATTTTGGCAAGACTATTCATAACCTTGTTCAAAATCAAATTGTGGTACTTTAGTGTAGTTTGCTTGTCGCCTTCATTACGAGCCAATAAAAAGTCTTCTACTAATAATTCTTCGTAATCTCTGCCGCCAGTTTGACGGTCTAATGTATCTAGCAGGGCTTTGATACTTACTTGGTCGCGGCTACCTTTTGGGCGACCTGCCCCTTTACGGGTTCCACCGCGATTGCTTTTCTTGTCAGTGTTCTTTTCCATACTTTTATTTAGCATGGCTACCGCTGCGACATTAAATAAAGTATCACTTGAAAGGAATAGAAATGATAGAACATGAATGGAGACTTGCTGACATGAGCGATACAAATGATATCGTCAGCATGGCAAAACAACACTTTGAAACAGAGATTGATGATATCTTCTCGCCTGAAGTACCTACAATGACTCGTAATATAACATTTGCTATTATGAATCAGATCTACTATCCAGGAACGCAGATGATTACAGTGTGCAGAGCACAAGATGATAACCGTTTACTTGCTTATACTTGGGCCAAGAGTGGAGATCGTGCTTGTTGGAGTGATGACCCAATGGTGATTGTTTGCATGGCACATGTGGATCTGGTATTGCCATCGCGCATGCGAGTTAAATTAGTAAAAGATATGATGGAGCATTGGGAACGTCTGGCAAACTATGCTGGCAACTACATTATTTGTAGTACTACGATGCGTCATGATCAAGCAGGCTTCTTAAAACTGCATGAACGTGCGGGTTATAGTGTGCGTGGATCATACGCATACAAGCGATTAAAGTGAACACAACACAAGCCACGCCTGCCAATTCGTTGAACCCAGGTTAGAAAGCCGTAAAATCGCCTGGTTCTTGATCGTGTTCTTGACGGCTTAACTTAATGTAGAATTTAACATCCAGATTTGCTTGGCTAAACTCAGAACTTGTTCTTGTGCGTAGTTGGCAATCTGGGTTTCATCTTCTAATTCAGAAATTACAATTAGTTCACGATATTCATTTGCTAAGAATTCTAAATCTTCTTTGACAGCTTCAAGTAAAAAGTCAGCACTACCAGATAACTCATCTGTGCCAAATTGACTGTCTGACAGCACTTCACTAATATCACAAGGCATATATTCACCTAGTGTGCGTAATAGCTCGCCAATGAAATCAATTTGTGCTTGTCTAGCTTCGTAGATACCACCAAGCAATTCATGATCGCTTTGGAATGTGCGACCAGTAATGTTTACATGTGCCACATGGCTACGAAAGTAAACAACAAAGTTGTCTTTGAAGATTTGGGTTAGTTGTTCTGCTGTTGTCATATGCTTACTTACCTACGAAACTGTGGCGGTGCCATCTGCGCATCATACTGTGCAGGATTGGCTTCGTACTGTGCAATTTGTTCTGGAGTCCATGGAGCACCTGTTAGAGGGTTAATTTCCATACCACGCATACGACCTGCTTGCGGAGTCTTAGGACCCAAGTCTGCACTGTATCCAGCAAGACTGGCCACATTGGCACCTTTTAACAGGTTAGTGGCCATTGGTGCAAGTTTGCTCAGAGCCAATTGTTGCACAACTTGTTTGGCACGATTTACAACACCTTGTTCTGCGGCTTGAGCAATAGGAGCAGTGGGCACAGCACCAGCAGGAGCAACTGGCCTTGCTTGCATTTGCATTGGGCGGCCCTGGGCATCTACTAAAGGACCTGGTGCCACTGGCATTGGTCTGGCTTGTTGTGCGGCTTGTTGTGCGGCTCTTGCGTCAAAGCGATTTTGAATGCCTTGCTGTCTCAGTTTTTCTGTTTCTAATTCAATTCCTTTGCCGCGTTTATACATTGCACCAGCACCTAAGCCAGCGGCACCTAAACCACCCAATCCAATCTTGCCAGCATTATCAATTAATACTCCACCAAGTTCAGCACCAGTTTGTGCCCATGTTTGTCCTGCGCCTTCAGTTGGTGTGCCAGCAGATTGTGCTTGGCTGTAAACACGACTAGGTGTGTTAGGATCAACTTCTGGCAATTCAGTTGTGGCCGTTGCAGCAGGAGCAGCCTGTCCTTTAGCAGTGCTCTCATCTTTTTGCATTTCAAGGATGATGGCATCACTGATACCACCTGCTCGTAATTTTTCTACTTCTGCTTCTGTCATATTATCTTCCTAATAGTTTCTTAGCGGCTGCTCGTTCAGCGTTGGCTGTACCATAACTCCACTTACCTGCTTCAGCATCATATGCAGGAACAGGATACATTTCAAACGATTTGAATACCTTGTCACGGAACACACTGAGTTGTTCTCGTGTAGCGTCTCTAGGTGGAGCAAATGGTTTCAAGAACTGTGCTCTAGCATCTGCAATACCTTCATACGCTTTGGTATATCTTGCGCTTTCTTTTGACCAGGCATCATTAAATTTGACTTCATCATTCAAGTTAGGATTCTTGGCAATAAACGCGGCTTTGGCAGTGTCCAAGTCACCAGTGAACTTGCTACGGTTAATAACTTGTAGCGCACCCAGTGGTGTTGTTTCTGTAAAGTTTTGCAAGTTGGCTGCTTGGTTGGTCTTCATATCAGCATTACTGATTGGTCCACCACCTGTGTTGGTCTTCAATGTCTTGCCGTTGATACCACTTGTCAAGTTCCACATTTGCTCTAATGCACTGCGTTGATTGCTGTCTAAGCCTGTGCCTTTGACATCTTTGTAGAAGTCACCTGAGTTGTTTTCATTGTAAGCACCTGTCAACAACTTGCTGATAACATTACGACCACGATCATAGTTGTCACCTGAACCATTGTAGATATCCAAGATGCTTGGATTGTTTTCAATGATAGCAACTTGTTGTCTACGAGCAGTTGCAATGTCACGACCATTATTGCCTTGTTCAAGCACTGCTGGCACAGTTGTTTTAACAAACTGTTCTTTGGCAACTTTACCAATTTCTCTTTCACCAGTAATTTGTGCTGGTGTCTGACCGCCTACGGCTGCTGGAGCAGTAGTTGTAACACCTCCAGGTGCAGCCGCACCAGGAATGCCTGTTTGTGTAGTTGTGATAACACCACCAGCACTTACTGCCACTGGCTTACCTGTGTTCAAGTCAACTAGCGGAGCACCTGGAGTCTGTGACGCATAACCAATGTTAGTGCCATTCTCAAAATTAAACTTACCAGCTGCTGCTGCACCTGCTTCTGTGTAACTTGTAGGACCTGCATAGCGCAATTTGATACCTGCTGCTGTTTCAGCTTTCTCTGCGGCAACACCAATTGAGGTTGGCTTCCATGTGGCATCATACTTGAATGTCTTGCCACCAGATTCAACCACTGTGGTTGGCTTATTATTACGATCATATGTTGTAACAACACGACCTTTCTGGCCATCCTTTTCCACGTCCTGCATTGATACATCTGGCTTGGTAAACTTAACACCAGCGTTGCCACCAAACTTAATTAATTCATTTTCTGTGAAAGCAGTGCCATCACTCTTTACACCTTCTAATGGGCGTCCATTGGCAGCAACTTTAACAAGTGCATTTTCACCATCAGGACCTGTAATGCTGGTCCACTTGGTGCCAGCACCTAATTTTTGTTGTTCTTCAGCAGCAAGATCTGTTAGTCCCAAGCGAGCATACAACACTGCCTTTAAGAAACTGCCTTCTTCTGTCTTGGGCTTGCTGGCTAAAGTTTTAGCAATTGTATTCTGATCACCAGCAGCAACCATCTTCTCAACTTGCGTTTCTGCGGCTGCTGTTTTGCGTTCACGGTTCAATAACTCATATGCTTGTGCGCCTGCACGCTCACGAATAAAAGCAGGTACTGTAGAATCTTGACGCAGTTTCAATAATGCCATAGGGTCATCTTGCACTGCTTGATATGTGCTGATTGCTTGTGCTGATGGACTAGCTACTGGAGCAGGTGTTGTGGGCATACGCAAACCCAGGCCTGTTTGGCCAGTGCTTAAACTGTATGGGCTTACTGCTTCTGGTGCAGCAACAGGAGCTTCTGGAGCAGTCAGTGTAGGAGCAACAGGCGCTGTAGGAGCTGGACGCTGTTGTTGTGCGGCACCTGATGCTGGAGCAGCCACGCCACCCAGGCGTTGATCAATAATTTGTTTTGCTTTGTCGTAGCCACCGTTGGCTTTGATAGCACCTTCACTTATGGTGCCATCACGCAAGTAATTTGCAAGACCTTGAGCACCAATAAAGTGTGCGGCTGCTAATGTGTTGGGATTAACTTCAACACCCAACTTGCCCAGGTATCTGGCATTGTTGTTTGTAACTGCATTTTGTGCCAGTTCCATTTGTGCTGGAGTTGCTTGTTCTTTACGAACACCTGCCAATGCTGGATTAGCACGTTGTGCATCTGTCCATGCTTTGTCTGTGATGCCATACTTGCCATATGCGCTACTCTTACTACGATCATGATAACCAATGTCATCACGTCCACCAGATTCCATTTGTGCAATACGTGCATTGTAGTCAGAAGCAGCAGCTGGAGCAGCAGCGACACCTGTTGATGGTAATGCTGTGCTTACTGCTGCGGGAGTCTGTGCATTTTGTCTTGCTTGTTGCGCAACAGCAGCATCAACACCACCAAATTCATCAGTCTGTCCCTGAAAGCCGCCAGGTGGGGCAACTGGAAAGGCCTGCGCTGGTGCAGCACTTGGTAACTCTTGTGTTGTCTTTACAACCTTGGTTCCGTCAGCACGAGTTTCTACTTGTTCTTTCTTAACTACTGCATCAGGCTTGACTGGAGCAGTGGCAGCATCCATACGTTCTTGAAATGCTTTAGCTGGGTCTTCAAAAGCAGTTTGTACTTGTCCAAAACGATCCTTAACACCTTGTAACTTTTGTGCAATAAATGAACCCAGGGGATCAGAATCAGGCGCAATAGGTCCTGAACTGGGTGATGGAACAATTAAACGGCCTTCAGCATCATAGTAAGTTCCAGAGCCTTCACCACCAGCCACACCAGGGCCGCCAGGCACGTAGCCACCTGCAACTCCAGCAGCACGAGCCAGTTGTTCCGCTTCTTCTCTGCGTTTTCTATCTTCTTCTTCCTGGCGCAAACGTTCTTCCTCGTAAGGATCACGCTGTCCACCTGTGTATTCACCAAATGCATCGTATGCCATATATTATCCTTAAATTTTTGCGCCAATATTCCAATTGCTGGATGTTCCTGAACTACTTTGTGTACCACGGAAGTCTGGATTATAACTTCCTGAAGGTGTACCAAAGATCACTGAGGCATATTGGTTGTATAACTGTTGTGGAACCATGGAGGCTGTTACTGCGCTGCCTGAGGCTCCTAATGCTTGTCCAATACCGCCTTGGCCAAGTTGTGCTAATTGTGCGCCAACACCTGCTCGTTGTGCGGCAATTTGTTGCTGAATGTCAGCAGCAGTTTTCATCTGTGCGCTTTGTGTTGCGCCTGCCAATTGACGATCTGCTAATGCTTGACGGGCACTACCTAGGTTGCCAGTGCCACCAAAACTGCGTCCTTGCATTTCTACGTTTTGTGCATACTGTGCTTGTGCTGGTGCCAATGCGGCTGCAATTTGTGTGCGCTCATAATCTGGATTAAACAGACTTTGTAAGCCACTGATACCTGAGCGTAGCGCACTTTCACCAGTGCCACCCAAGGCTTCTTGTGCTTGCATAGCAGTGCGAGCTTGATTCTGAGCAGCATTTAGTGCTCCAGGAGCATTCTTATTGTAAATGTCTGTGGCACCACGAACAGCACCTTCGTATGTGGGTGCAATTGTTTCTTTGAAGAACTTGTTTTGCAGCGCAATTTGTTCTTTTTGTTCTGGAGTCATTTCTACAGTTGTTTGCGTGCTGCCTCCGCCTTTGCCAAAACTCATGATGTATGTCCTTTATTGTTAAGTTATTTAGCGTTTAACTGTTACGCCATTGCTGTAACCACTCTGGTGGAATAGCATATCCAGGTTGTGCTTGTTGCTGTGGCTGTAAGCCATATATCAACTGTGCAGTTTCTTCTGGAGTTAGTTGTTGTGCAATTTCCTGAATGCCCCAGGGCACTACAGGTGCTTGTGGAATATTCTGAGCTTGCGCTGGGTTAAATGTAGCACCAGTTTGCATAGGTGCGCCACCCCAATAGTATTTGGATTGAACATCATTTGTTGTGTTGTAGTATGGCTGTGCTTGCATAAAGCCAGGACTTAGACCAGTTTGCTTATTAACGTCACTCCAGGTTGTACCAGGAATTCTGGGATTGCCAGGCACTACAGGTGTAACTGGTGTGACTCCATCGCCACCACCACCACCATCACCACCACCTCCATCACCACCCCAGCCACCGCCATCACTAGGTCCATCACTAGGTCCATCTCCGCCACCGCTGCCGCCACCATCATCACCAGGTCCGCCTGGACCTGCGCCACCTGCTGCTGCACCTGACTCTCCAGATGAACCACCTGGCCCACTACTTGAGCCTTCGCCTTCACCTTCGCCTTCACCTGTGCCTTCACCTTCGCCTGTGCCTTCGCCCTCACCAGTTCCTTCACCTTCACCAGTTCCCTCACCAGTTCCTTCACCTGTGCCTTCACCAGAGCCTTCACCAGAGCCTTCACCAGAGCCTTCACCAGAGCCTTCACCAGAGCCTTCACCAGAGCCTTCACCAGAGCCTTCACCAGAGCCTTCACCAGAGCCATCTGCAGAACCATCAGCAGCGCCATCTGCGCCATCTGCGCCATCTGCGCCATCTGCGCCATCACCACTTCCTGAGCCGTCACCACCGTCACCTGCTCCGCCATCGCCTCCGCCATCGCCTCCGCCATCGCCTCCGCCGTCTCCACCACCACCATCGCCCCCGCCACCATCACCACCACCGTCACCGTCAAATTCTAATAGACCAGTGTATGGGTTAACAGCACCAGAGCCACCACGCTGTTTTAATACTTGCGCTTCTTCTTCAGTAATGTGTGCCAGGATGGTGTCCTTGCCAAGTCCAAAACGCTGCAAGTGTTGTGCAGCTGATTCTGGATCAGGTGCTACGGGACCAGATGGGATAGAGCCGTAAGCTGGATCGCCTTTGGCACGTTTCTTTTTGTTGACGGGTGTGCCATCATCTGACAGCATTTCATCTGCTGGTATCTGATAATCTTTGTTCTTACTTTTTTTATGTTTTGACATACCCGTTCCTGTTATTTCGTTATTAGTTTGCGAAGATGTTCGTAATTCTTCAAGGCCTTCTGATCGCTCAGATTGGCCGCTTCAATGGCGCATAGTCTATTTAGTTGAGCCTGTGTTAAGGTAATTGGATTACCCGTATTGGCATCAACCAGGCGTGTATTGGTGGCCAGCGCACGTTCCAACGCATGTGGACGACGAATGTAATGAAACAGTTCAACAAGACTGGCGGCTTCTTCCCCAATTACATTAACAACTTGCGCACGATCTTCTAACTTTAGTATTTCTGTCTTGAACGCATTGGTGCCAAAGATACTGTGTAGCGCACCAGCATTACAAGAGACTTGATCATAATCATTTGCTTTTAAGATATCGTATGTGTTAAGCAAGTGAGCAGCCAGAGTGCCGCCTGAATGTTTGATCTTGTGTGCGCCAACTGCTGTGACAAACTGTTGAATGCGATCACGCTGTGTGTCAGTGTCTGCTGCGCAAAACTTGAACATTAGCGTTATTCTCTGTGCGGGACAAATGCGTGTGACACTCCTGGCCTGATGTGTTTTGGCACCTGGGAACACAAGTCCTTTGTTGTACTTGGGCAACTCAGCGTGAACAATGTTATAACCATCATACACCATGGTTTCGCCGCCCCAATCACGCCGCCATTCTGGGTTCATGTAAACAACCAGGGTATTGTCTGCATCACGCTTTGAATCTGTATGTGGATAACCTTCTACACCATAAGTGTGACTGTTGACATAACAGCGTAGCAAGCATTGGGCTCCCAGGAACTGTGACTGTATGTAATGCCATGCAGTCTTAATGGGTTCTGGCAGTTCTGCAGCGCAGTCTAGACTGTTGTAAACTGGCGCTCCTGTAAAGTCATGATTCCAATGTGTGAACTCAATGCTTTTGTTTGATGCCCAGCCATACCGCCAAGGCACAGTGGAGATATGTTCGCTTACTTCTTTAAGTAAACTGGCTGGCAGTACTTGTGCTATTTGTTTAAGTGTCATTGCTTTTCCTTTTCTATACAATAATTATGCTGTGTTGTTATTGCTTGACAACCTGACTGCTTAATGTTCGCACGTCAATGCTGTCACGAGTCACTTGCATGTTACCAGTTGAGTTTACTACTCTGAACAATAGTTCCAGACGATATGAATAAAAACCAGGGGCGGGTTGATCAATGAATGTGTTAAACACTGATTCCAATAAGTCCAGACTGCCAATGCCCAGTAGATCAATAAACAGATCTGACTTCTGCGCAATTGTTTTATCAAATATGGTACGCAAGTCTGGACTGTTTACATTGCCAATGTTGATCACACGGTAACGATTGATAGCGCAGGTTACTCTTAGGAAAGAATTTGTAGTGGCATTGTATCTGACACGCTGTCTTATCTGACCACTAATAAACACACGATCAGTTGCACCTGTAACAGTGGCATTGGCAATACAGTCTGTTGAAATCCAATCATTGGGTGGGGGCACTGCTGTGCCCACTGGAGGTTGTATTGTGTTGGTGTATGTGACAGTGCCGCCTGCACCCACACCTGGATTGGCAATACTGCGTGTGCTTTTGACAACAGCATAAGTTGTGGTGCATTCAATTACACCTGCGCCAGTATAAAAGTAATCATAGATGGGCACACTACTACCACTAACACGCACATTGTTACCAAGTTCAAAAGGTGGAACAGGTTGAGCAGCGTAATCAATTCTGATGTTGAACGGACTCAGCCAAGTAATGGTGGTTATGGCAATGGGCGCCACATATAGATTTGCATATTCTTTTTCATAAAATGTTACCAGACCACTTACTGGTCCTGAGTTGGCCACAGTTACTGTTATAGTTCTGGTATCTGCATCAATGCCACCCACAGCCACAACTGCGCCTGTGCCAATGGTGCCGCCTACGTTGTTTACAAAGTAACCTTCTTTGATACCTTCAACACTGTCCACCAGTAAGGTAAACGCAGTGTCTCCACCTAAAGTGTTGACGCTGACGCTGGCAATAACAAATGGTGGGCGGAAGTTGCCAGTTAGAAATGTGTTGTTGTATCCACTAAGTCCTGAGAAGTTTTGTCCCAGGCCTGATGGACCGCTCAACACATAGTTCAGCGCATCAACAGCCGCGTCACTGTCTTGTTCATTGTAGGTTAAAGGAAATTGACTCATTATCTATCATCTTCCACTTGTGTAAATTGCCATGTGGTGGCCTGACAGCTCCAGATGTTGCTGCTGCTTTTGTTGCTTAGGTTCAAGGTGTTGACACGAAAAGCGTTTTGGTTGATCTGTGCCCAGGGTTGATCAGTGTCAGTTGCCACTGCTTGACTGCTGACAAATTGTGCAGTTTGTCCCACTGAGTTTGCTGCACTAACACCCACAGTGACACTGCCAATGCGACTGGCGCCAGCACCTGAGCCCAGTGGCAAACCTTGATCATCTAAGTTAACAATCTCTGGCAAGATACGATGCACCATTAACTTGCCAGAGTAGTCCTTGATCATTTTGATGTTGCTGCGTTCAAATTCAGAATTAATAGCAAGACTATCTAAGTTGGCATAACCTTGATCTTTTTGCACTGGTTTTGTATTTGAGACTCCACGTGCATATACAACACAACGTGAGCCAGAATTGCTTGTGTTGTAACCTACTGCGTTTGCACCAGGGGCAGTTAAAAACTCAATGCCTCCTGCATCTGACACTGACAGCACTGTGATGTTGATATCGTTAGCTGGAGTTGCTCCGCCTACACTGGTGCCTAATATCTTTAGTGTGTCGCCTACTGCATAACCTGTGCCTTCTGTGGCCACAGTTACAAGGTACTGTGTGCCTTGCACAAACACTGAGAGTTTGGCTCCAGTGCCGCTGCTGCTGACCACTACAGGTGTCAATGCTGCGTAGGTCACTGTGGTGCCTGTCCATATTGGACTTTCACACGCAAAGGTAGCATTAAAAACTTGTCTTGGTGCGTTCCAGGTCTGTAGGTCAGTACGATAACTCAGCATGCGATCTGGTAATCCCAGTGTGGCCTCCACTGTGGGATAGTAAATCTCCACTTGATTCTTCTGTGTGTTCATGTTCAGAAACACACGGTCAACATATCTGGGATCCAGGTCACTAAAGAAAAAGTTCTTGACACGCTGGTTACCAAGACCATCAAAGCTCTGTCCATTAAAGACCCAGATGTCACGTGCATCAACGCCATACACCTGGTTGTCACTGTTGCACCAACAGTTGGCACTTAACAGTCCACGACCCAGGTTGAATAGTCGCACACCCAGGATAGGTGTAATTGTTGTGGTAAAGTTGATTGGACTCAGCACCACTGTGTCCCAATAACTTTGCAAATACAAATTACCGTTACAAGGAAACGCATCTAGCACAGCGCCACGTAACGGAACTTCAAGTTGGTTGGCCACATTGGTCACAGTGGGTTCCCAGGTACCAGGTGCTTGATTAAGTCCAAACGCTTGACTCCACTGTACTGTTACAGGATAGTTGTCTTCAGTGCCATCCAGCAGTGTGGCAGTTAAATTACCAGCTACCAAGATACAGCCCACGTTGGGGGTGGTATACAGTCGCATAAAGCCAGCAGAGACGCTGCTCCAGGCTGGATTGTAATTCCAGGAATATTCTGGACGCACTGTGCCCACACTGCCGCCTGGGTAAGTGGCTGTGGGACTTGCAATGTAGTTCACAGTGGTAGTAGTGCATGACGCCACTTTAAAAGTACCATTGAAGAATGTGTTGACGTCACTGATGGTGATACTTTCAC